AGTTTGCCTCTGGGCAACAGGCTTTTTAGCAGCCGCACATAATCCGCTACACTTACCATGTGATTGTCCCCAGCACCGCAATTTCATTTTCAGCCAGCGTGATGTTTTCACGCGGGCGCACTAAGGTATGATCCAGCTCGCCTGCACCAATACTGATCGCTTCATTGATGTGGCTTAGTAAAATCGTTAAACCGGGTTGTGATTCACGCCGGAATAAATCCAGTAATTCGTTTTGAGCCGCCGCCTGTACGCCAGGCGTATTTGGGCGCAGTCGAATATCAAAATCCACCACCACCCGAATCGGCGCAAACACCGACACATCCACCATCAACGGACGGTTTACTTCAATCACGGCCCGCACCTCGGCCACTTTGCTCACATCGGGAATTAAGTTCGCCGCATTGTCCGTCACAAAGGTCACCCCCACCGTGCCCCCGCCCAGAAAGTTTTCAAACACAAACACTCGCGTCACCCCCGCCACCGATAAGGCCCACTGGCGATAGTCTTCTTTTGTACCCCCCTGCGCCGGGGTCTGAATACGGGCAATGACACGGGCGCGCAAATCCGTATCGGTTTCATTATCACCCCCGCTGGTAAAATCACCCACACTGCGCGCACGGGTTTGCACTCCGCCAATGGGTGAGATAAGAGACAACACCGCGCCCGATAACAGATTACCCTGCGCCCCGCCTTGCACGCCACTGACGGGCACATTCACACTTGCATTCAACAGCGTGACGCGTTGTGTGCTCTGGTACTGCTCACCGTCCCCGCGTTGCACTATGCTCCCTTTTGGAATTTCACTGCCGCCTTTGCCCTCGAACCGCACTTCACCGCGCGCAAAGGCGGCGGGCTTGCGCACCACACGCCACAACGCACCCCAGCGATCCAGCCATTGCCCCTCGGCGGTTAAAGGGTGAGACTGGCGCGCAATGTAATCTAAATACCCGTACAATGAATGCACCGCCGCCGCATATACCCGCGCTAAAATACCCAGCACCGAACGGCGCAACACCGCCCCGGTTAACCCTAAGCGGGTTTTTAAATCCGTGCCTAAACGATCAATCAATTGCTGTAGAGAAGGACGTGAAAATGCCATAAAATGAATCCTTTAATCCTTGTTTATTTTCGATTTTTTTTAAAAATTTTTATCTTTATCTCTTCAACGCCTGCGCAAGCCAGTTAACTTCAAAACGCAAACTCACCACCTCGCGCCCCTGGTTTGCAAACAACGGGCGGGTGATGTCAATCACCAGGCATAAACGGTCTCGATCGGTAAAAAAAACATCTGATTCAACCCGACTGGCCACACCGTCATCGATCATCCACTGCAAGGCCTCAGCAATGATTTCTCCTGCACGGTTCACCACCACTTGCTGAGACTTTGCACGGTGCAATAACCACAAACGCGAACCGATTAAATCCCCCTCAACCTCCGGGTAGGTATCCAGCCAACAACCGCGTTTATCGTTTCGCCCTTCAAATAAATCCCGATCCGATAACACATCATTGGGGGACGCACGCCGATCACTAAACAATGATATGGACACCGCTGTCTCCAACCCATCATCCGTGGCCAGGTCATCGAGCAATACGCTCAAATCCGCTTCAAAGCCCTTAAATATAAACGCTATATCTGCCATGTTTTTTTATCTTTGATTGATCACTTTAATGGTCGCTATTAAAAAATCACATCGGCGGTGCAGGCGGCGCTGAATTACCGTGTTTGTGCCCGTTGTAAATACCGCGCAACGCCTGCAGGGAACTCGTTGCATCAGACACCGAAGTGCTCGATGACAAGGCACCCGCTACCTCGGTTTTGCCTGCAACATTCACATTGCCCTCAATCACCACATTGCCGGTGATTTTTGTCTCAGGTGCGTTGATCGTCACCGAGGCCGCGCACGTTATCTCTATCTGCCCACCCCGCTTTAAATGAATCACATCGCCCTCGTCGGTGTACAACGCCACCTCACCCTGCGCAATACTTTTTAAACGGTAGCGCGAATCATCCACCGCAATCACTAAACCGTGATCGCGATTGCCCCCCACAAACATCACCGCACATTCACTTTGCGCAAAGGGGTGCGAGCTAAACCCATACTGCTGCACACGATTAACCCCTTCACGCACTTCATTTTTACCCAATTGAATTTGCAGTGTTTGAATCGCCTTTGAATCATCCACACCGGTAATGATCGCCGGTGCAATCATCGACATCACGCGCCGCTGTAAGGGTTCCAGCATTTTTTTCACCATCTGCAACATATGAATACCCGTTTTGATTTTTTAATTTTTTCACACACATCATTAAACAGATAACTGCCACAGATCGGTATTGGCCGGGATTTGCGGCTTCGCTTCAAACGCATCCGCGCGCATCAGCGTGAGCTGTGAATGTGTACCCGATGATTCATCTTTGCTAAAACGCACAGCGGTAATTAACAAATCCCCATCAATGGATAACCACGGGCTTTTCACCGCCACCAATGTGTTGATTTTCCACAGTGAGCCATCCCCCTGTGTCCAGCCCAATGTCGTAATCTGAACCGAACCTGAGCGGGCCGCACGCACCGCCGCCTCCCATTGCGCACGCCGTTGAGCCTGTGCATTGGAGCTGGCGGTTTCCGCTTTGATCACTTTTGGTCTAAACCGTTTAATATTTTCATCATAGGCAAGCCCTTCAATGGCATTGGCGAACGCGGCGGGTAAATCATCCGACCAGGGCGAGGTCGCCTGTACGCTGTACACACTAAAGCGCGTGTTATGATTAAAGGTCGCTGAGGCACTGAGGATATTCTCGCCCTGAATCAGCGCCGTGTGCGCACGGGTGTTTTTAGCCGCACGGGTGATCAGCACATTGCCCTGCGTATCGCTAACCATTAACACACCGCGCAGACGTGCCGCCCGTTCAATGGCCTCCCACACCGACTCCCCCGGCTGAATTGAAAACACACTCAACGCCGCCCCTATATGTCCCACGGCATCCGCATCCACCCGCACACCAATGCCAAACGGTTCACACAATATCCTCACAATGCGATCCAGTTTTAACTGATTAAATTCACCCGGCGCATTGAACACCGAACAGTCCACCAGATCAGCGGTTTTATCCCGACCGCTTAAACGCAATTCATGCTGGTTCGCACTAAACGAGGGGATCACCTGATCGACATACCCCGTCATCACCCGCACCTGGTCCAGCTCAATCGCGCAGGCATCCCCTGGATAAATCGACAACGGCGCACCGGACTCCCTCGCACCCGTAATGCCCTGCGTATCCGACACATTCAGTGAAAAACGTGATGACACCGCCTGTAAATTTTGCTCAATTTCAATGGACGTCCAGCCGGTGTACTTTTGCCCATTCACTAACAACACCACATCAGACATCGACTAATATCTCCAGTGTTTCACCCGCGCCAATAAATCCCGGATGCACAATGTTCCCCGCATTACGATTCACAATTTCAGTCTCACGTGCCGCATCCCCGTACACATCATAGGCAATCACCAGCGCGGGCAAGGTCTGTAATGGCACATACTCAACCAGTCGCGGCAACACCTGATCCGGTGCAGGCACGGCCTGACTCACATCACGGCGCAAGGCCTGCACATGTAAAAATGTTTCATCATCCAATGTAAGGGATAATTGTTCCGCCGCCGATAATAACTGCTCGCGTGTGTCAATCGCGTCATCATAACTGTCAAACGACACACCACTGGCAAGGCGCATCGCCTCGACTAATGCCATGCCCTGCACCAGCTGATTAAGCGCGCGCGTATTGCGTTGTGCCTGTACCCGTGAGGGCGTAATGGCAGGCGCTGGATCATCTATCACACGCAAATTCACCAGGTTAAACAAGGCCGCGACCGACTCACGCGTGCGGTTTTCTTTGCCGATAAGCCCCTCAGTTAATGCGCCCAGGGTCTGGCGAAAACGCCCCGCCAACTGACCCGGCGTGCTCACTAAATTACCCAACGCGCGTTGGTAATCGTTCAAGCCCTGAAAAATATCCGCCACCGGATTGATCAGGCGATTACCCAGTGTCTGCATTTGTGCCGCACTGGCCTGTAACGAAGCCACCGCCTGATCCAGTACAAACTGCGGTTGGCGCAATACACTAAAATCATCATTGAAGGCCACCTCCAGTGCATCCAGTACCCCCTGCGCTGATACCTCAACGCCAGCCACAACATCGGTCACCGCACGCGGAAACTGACGCTGCCCTGCTTCCGTGAAAGTAAAAGAAAACCGCGCCACGCCCCCTTCATTAATCGACTCACGCACCCGCACCTCGGCACACAACACCTGACGCGCACCATAATACGGATGAATTAATTCCCCCGGCCCTAACGCTTCGCAGGCCGCAAGCAACTTATTTTTAGCCGCCAGATAATCCGCACCCAGCACAACCGCCTCAAAACTAAAGCGCCGTGCCTGCCGACCTAAATCCTCGCCATAAGGCACGTCCCGCTGTGGGTACACATGCGAGACCACCCGCCGACCACTTTGCAGCTCCGTGGCATCCACCACAAACCCCACGCCGCGAAAACTCCCCGCCTGCAATTCATCACGCCAGGCCATTAAGGGGTCACCATTGAAAACCCAAGGTCCAGATTCAGCGCCGTGTTGTTATCACTCACACTGTCCACCCGTGTACCGCGCGGTGCATTATCAAACTGCACCGTAATCGTAGACTCATTGCGTGTCTGTGATGGCAGTAATTGGCTGGCGATCTGATTTGTATTTAAATTCGCAGCAATTTGCGCATCTAGCCCCAGTTGCTCTTTGACAAAATCCGGCAATATATCGGTCATGGACAACAACTTATCGCGCAAAAATTTAACCCCGTTATCAAACAGTTTCGTAACCCCCTCCCATAACCCCGTAAAAAACCCACTGATATTATCCACCACACGCGAGAACACCACAGTGACATCATCCCAGAGATTTTTAAAAAACGCTTTTATCGGCTCCCAGTTTTTTATGATTAAAAACACCGCTGTTGCAATCGCGGCAATCGCCGCCAGTATCCAGCCCACCGGTGTAGCCAGTAACCCCAGATTCAACGCCTTGATGGCCAACACCGCTGACCATAACGCACTCACCAGTGATCCACCCACCAGCAATGCCAATACCCCCAACACCGTTTTCACCACCCCCATGCTTTGCGCTAAGCTGCGACCAAAATCAATCAACGGTTTAATCGCTTCCAGCACCTGTTTAAACCCCCGCCAAAGGCGTTGCAGGCGTTGCGGTAAATTCGCCGCAAAACCTTTGGCCCATTTTTCAATTTCAGGGCGCATCTCAACAATCAGTCCCGTTAAGCGGCCAATCAAAACATTAATCACCGGCAGCAGTTTTCCCACCACCACATTGCGCACCCCCGCAAAGGACTCCCCCAGCTGAAACATCTGATCTTTATAATCAGCGGCGGCTTTAATCCCCGCTTTGTCGATAATCCCCAGGCGGCGTTTTTCACGGCGCTGGTTGGCAATCGCTTTGCTGCCTGCATTCATAATATTGGTCAGGGGGAGTCCGGCGCGGGAAAACGCCGCTGAGGTGAGCGCCGCTTTTTTGGATTCATCCTGTATTTTACCCACCGCCGTAATATATAAATTAAACGCCGCCTCCACAGAATTCGCACTTTTTAACTGCTCCAGCAACGCCGGGGATACTTTTTTCAATAAAGTGGTTAAGCCCCCCGTGCCTGCTTTGGCCTCTCCCAGACGTTTACCAAAGGCGGACAGCGAATTATTAAATAAATCCTGTGATACACCATTAAGCTCCGCTACGTGTTGCCATTCCTGGAGAGCGGCGGTGCCAAATCCTAAGCGCCGAGCGGTTTTATCAATTTTGTCCCCCGCTGTAGCAAAGCTGTTAATCAACGCAAGCCCCGCGCCTGCGGCCACACCCCCCACTAAACTCAGCTTTTTAAGCACCCCACCCAATGAGCGGGCCATATTACCGGCATGGCCCCGTGCGATTTTTAAGTTGCGAATAAATTTACCCAGTCCAGCGGCGCGATTTAACTGCGACAGAGAGCGGTTCACTCGACGAATAGGGGCGGTGAGTCGGCGTATTGAACCATTGATTTTTTGCATGGGCGCGGTGATTTTATCAATCGCGGACACCACAACTGACAGCACGGTATGTCTGGCCATAACAAAGCCCTTTTATTTATGATTTATGATTTATTTTTTATGTTTTGCAATCTCACTTAATCGCGCCATCCAGAATCGAAGCTCCTCCACATCCATCTGCCAGCAATGGGCATCGCACGCAGGTGTCGGGCTTTGGGTTTTTTAATGTACAGCGCCGTAATGCGCTCATCGCCGTAGTCAATCGGCTCGCATAAAATCACCGTTTTTATATCTTCAGTTTTTTCACTTTTTTCAGTTTTTTCAATTGCTTTATTTTTATCGTGGTTTTCATGTGTCATTATCGAATTTCCTCACCGTTAGCTGCTTCAAATTTCACCGTAATGTTTGCCTCTTCACTGGACACATTGCCATCCCCCGCATACCAGGCATTGCGCAATAAAAACACCTTGCCATTGGCCAGCTCCAGCGTGGCTGTGACCCCATCAAAGCTCACCAGCCGTTTTAAATCCAGTTCCGGGTGATCGGTTATCTCCCCCTCAATAAACGCCGCCTGCTCGGTTTCCTTAAAGCCCTCGGAGCCTGGGATAAACTCCCGCGTGGGCACCCCCAGGTTATACGTAAACCCACCTTTGACCTGATACAGCTCGCCGTCTATTTTCAGAAACAAAATCCCTGCCATGCGATTTGACATTCATCACCTCTTTTACTGTTTTTTATGTTCATGGTTTTTAATATTGAAATATTTGAAAAAACTACAACCGAAAATCAATGCGTGTAGCCAGTATGCGCAACTGATTAACCAGGTTGGGCGGCAAAATAACATCCAGTCGGTTCGGGTCATCGGCATTGATTTCAACGAGCAAATCCGTTTTAAACTGATCTAAATCTTCCACCAGCCCAATACGCTCCCAATCACCAAACAACGCAATCAGCTCGGCGCGCATAATTTTAGGGGTCACAATCGCCTGCCCAGGACCGAAGCGCGTACCGTCTTTGGCTAACTTATGTAACGCGCATATTTCTGTGACAGACGCGCGCGCAAAGAAAACCGCATAAACGATAAGGTCAGCAAGGTGTTCACATCCAGATAACTCGGATCGGGGGAGCCAAAGGCATTGGTTTTATACGTGGTAATGGCCCGCTCAAGGCGCACCGCATTGCCTGCATCGGTCACACAGGTGGCCACGCCATCAAACAATAAAAGGTTGCGCTCTTCAAACGTTAAACGATCGGTTTCAGCCGGGGACAAATCCCCCCTGAGACGCAAGGTCTGAAAGGGGCGCGCCGGATCGTTCTGCGCGCTACGTGAAATCACCCCCACAATCATCGCCGCGCGCTCATAAGCCGGTTTGGGGTAGGCACGGGATTCCGCATTGCCAGTCGTTGAGAGCGTTGAAAAATTACCGCTCACCGCACTGATCGCCACCCCATCAATGGCCCGCATCGGTTCAAAACGCGAGGCCAGTTCCTGTTCAATCACCGATAAATTAGCCGCATCCGTGTACGGGTTAATAATCAAATTATACCAGGTGTCGCCAATCGCACTGAACACATCCGACACATCCGGGTTACCCGCGCCCCCCGTGAACGGTTCAATCACCAGGTTTAAACC